AAATAATTTATTCTCATGTCTTTGGAAAGACCACTCTAAAAATCTATCTATTAAACTGTTGAGACAATCTATCACTTTATCTCCATGTTCTTAAATATATGTTTGATCACTGCAATCGTCCAGCCATTACCTAACATTTTAAAACGCTGACTATTACTGACATGATTTGTATAGTTATCAGGAACTGTTTGCAACCTTTCACATTCCAAAGGTATAAGCTTACGCCAATAGACTTCATCAACTACTACCTTTGGCTCTCTATTTCCACCTTGACATGTATTAACAGTTGGCGATTTACCTTTTGGACTATAGACTCTCTTTAATACGTCATGGCCGTTAATATCTATAGCTGTTCCAACTTGCATAGGTTTATCTACAGCAATAACACCATAGGGAATACCTTTATACATGTTAGCTGTTAAACAGTTAGATTTTTTGCTTTCATGTTTTATGTAATGCTCTGCTCTACTTTTACCACCTGACCATTTCTCACTACCTCTATTCATATATGCAATAGCTTTCTCAGATAAATCTGACTTTAAGTTAGGCTCTAATATATCCTTTAAAACTATGCCTCTTTGCTTGGGTTGCTTAACACCTGGTATGTTTGTCCAGTAGTATCTTGGTCTTGACTGCGCGCTTACCAAGGAGCTGTTAATAAAGATAGGCTCGATACCAAAGGGGATCTCTGGATAACATGCTGACACCTGTTCGCTGATTACTTGTAGGTATTCTTTCTTCATTCTTACATTCTCTAGTAAGAAATACTTTGGCTTACATTCTTTTAATAGTCTGATGAACTCAAAGAACAAGGCTGATCTCGGATCATCAAAGGCGAGTTGCTTACCCGCGAAACTAAATCCTTGGCATGGACTACCACCCATTATCAAATCAATCTTTGGTAAATCCTCTGACTTAACATCACAAACATCTCCAAGCTGTATGATGTCTGGATAATTAGCATGGCTTACTTGCATTGCATACTTGTCTATTTCACAGGCATAGTAATTATCTACCTTAATTCCTAATTGATCCAAAGCTATACGCCCACATGACATGCCATCAAACAAACTTAATACATTCATACTTCATTACCCCAGCTGTCCCAACCTTCTCTAGTGTTTCTTGCAAAGAGTTCAATCTTAGAACCACTATTTAATGCTTCAATCTTTTCGTAAAACTCCTCTGGCTTTTTGCTATGTTTACTTTTCTTTGCTGTAACTAGTGTGCTTTCGCTTCTTGACTCAGGTTTCATTTGACCTTTCTTTCCAAACAAACATATCTCATGTTGTCCTCTAAAGTAATAACCAAGACCAATAGTATTCTTTGCCCACACTAGATTGGTTACATAGGTAAAACCCCATTCTTCCATAACTTCTAGCCCATCTTTTAAAAAATTGTTTGTTACCCAAAGAAACAACCAACATTCTTCATCTGCTAAGTTTGATACAGGTAGTTCTTTTATATCCTTGGTTTTCATTAACTTGTAGTGCCTGTCAGCACCTCTTTTAATTTTGCCCCCACCCTGCTCATGCCACGGTGGATCAGCATATATAACTCTGTACTTCTTATTGGGTAATACATTCATGCGCCTTCTCCTATAACATTTATATTTGCAAACATGCCATCCAATCTTTTCTTTGCTATCTCTATGTAATCATTGCTTAACTCACACAAAACTGTATTCCTGTTATGAGCATTAGCAACCTCTGCTGTTGTGCCACTACCAGCAAAGGGATCTAATACTGTGCCGCCTTCTGGACAACCAGCTAATACACATGGCTCTATTAAATCTTTGGGAAAGGTAGCAAAGTGTGCGCCCTTAAATGGCTTGGTAGTAATTGTCCATACAGATCTCTTATTTCTTTTTGGGTTAGCACCTATCTTTTGCAAATTTGCGGAATAAACATTATCTACAGCTTTTATTTTGTGAGGACTGTTTGGCCCATTAGGAAACTTAGCGTCTTCTTTAATAGCCTCGTTATCGTAGTAATACTTAGGACTTTTGCTTAACAAAAATATGTATTCATGTGCTTTAGTGCAACGATCTTGCACACTTTCTGGCATCGGATTAGGCTTGTGCCAAATAATATCTTGTCTTAAAATCCACCCATCAGTTTGTAGAGCAAAGGCTACTCGCCAAGGTATGCCAATTAAATTTTTAGGTGGTAAATTTGTTTTTACTTTAATATTTCCTTGTCTTTCTTGTAATTCCTTTCTTCTACTTACAACGTAACCTTCTTTTGCATTTGCGTTAAATCCCTTGCCTTTTTGTTGTCCGTAACTATCACCCAAGTTAAGCCATACCGTACCGTCATCTTTTAAAACTCGTTTTACTTCTCTAAATACCCCAACCAAGTTCTCAACAAATTCTTCAGGTGTAGCTTCCATGCCAAGTTGTCCTTCTACACCATAATCTCTAAGGCCATAGTAAGGTGGGCTTGTAACACATGTGTTTACGCTTTGCTTTGGCATATTCTTTAAGGATTTTATGCAATCACCAGCATATATATCTATCTTCATTGCTCTCTCCTCTTATAATAAACTCTTACCATATACTTCCTGACTATAGCTACAAATGTAAACACCATGACTTGTATCAATGATGTAGCCACCAAGCTTACACCTAAGTATTGACACAGACTGAGTATGCCAAAGCTAATAGGAAATGACATAGCTAATCCAATGCCAACATCATTCAATGCTTCTGTCATTGCTTCTTTGTCTATGTTAATCATCTTTCCAAGGTCGTTTCATTTCATTGTCTGCTAAGTAATACCATGTGTTCTTGCCTGGAACATTATGATTTTTTACTTTTTCGCCAAGATACTTTTGTACATGACTTACCGCATAACGAGCAGCCCTTTCTCCTGATGCCATCTCATTTTCTTTAAGAGTTTCTCTTGCTACTAGTTCTAGTTCTTGTCGTGTATAAAATTTCTGTTTGCTCATACCTGATGCTACGACTCTTGCTATCTCAACTTCGTCTGGACTATCTTGTGCATCTACTACCTTAAAGTATCCCTTCTCAAAATCGAAGTATGCTAAATGCTGATCAGGTTCTTTTGCATTACGAGCTTCATAGAATAATGTTACGTTAGGTTTCTTACCTGACAGCTTGACACCAGAATCCATCCACCCCGCGAATGCACTACCACCTCTTGCTGACATAAAGGACAGATCATCTGCTCTTTCTTTACCTGTATGGTGAGCAATGATTACTGCTACCTTATATAGTTCAATGAGTTTATCTATCCTCGATAGCATCTCATGTATCTCTGAGTTAGAGTTCTCTTCTCCACTAAAGAAATTAATAATAGGATCTATCATTACTAAGTCTGGCTTATGAAACTCAATACTTTGTGCGATAGCATCTATGTCGCTGTCTCTCATGATGTTCTTTCTTAATCTGCCTGATGCTATAAGGTTTGACTTGCCTAAGTTATACAGCTCAGGATCGTGATGAAAAGGTTGGTAGTACATCTCTATTCTTTTCTTTAAGAACTCATGAATAATCTCTGCTTGTAGCCACATTACTTTGAGAGGTCTTGAAAAAGACATACCCATAAAGTCTGTGCCTGTTGTTGCAGCTGCCGCGAAAGCTCCTAGCCAATGCGACTTACCTATCTTTGGTTTACCTAATAGTAATACTCTGGATTGCTCAAAGACAAATGCATCTCCCCAATACTGTTCAATCCTATCGCAATCCATTGAGTCCCAGAATGGATCATTGAATGATTTGAGTCCAAGCGGATCACTGTCTACTACATGCTCGTTCTTAGCTTTAGTAATAGGATCTTCTTGATCCATGATTTCTTTTAAATCATCTGATAAAGATATTTGCCACTGACTTGTATTCCATTTCTGTATGCCTGTCTCATCTTCTGGATTTCTTTTAAGATGTCCAGTGCAAATACTTTGAGTGGTATTCAATACTTCTTGAACACTCATAGGTGGGTTGTTTGTTTGATTCCAATCTAATGCTTTGATTACAACCTCACGCATACCCCAACCTTCTAGTATCCATTTGCCTACCAACCTGGCGAGAGTATCATTACGCATACCTGTCTGCACACCATCTGATGTCAAGGGTGTTTTACTTTCTACATTGATCTTACCTGTGCTGTTATAGTCATAGATGATATTCATGTCTTGACTATTAAGAGTAGGTAAATCATCTAATGAATCTACGACAGCTCCTTCTACTACTTCAAACTTATAATTAACAGAAGGACTAACCATGACATAGCCACCCTCTCCTCTTATATCTAATTTACCTGTAGTGTTCCTTATCTTTAGGTCATCATTCATTGCATAGAAATAATGATAGCCACCGCGAGGAGTCTTTTGTTTGAGTATGGTTCTTGTTATCTGTCCTGACTCACAGAAATCACATGCCTCTTGAGTGTCTGCATCTAGCACTACAAATGTAACGCCTGTGATAGCGGCCCAGTTACATTCTGGGAATTGTAGATACCATTGCTTAACTTCATTAATAGTAGGTTGCTTCTTTATATAGTCAGCCCACTTAACTCTTGGTGTCTTTGACCAACGCTTTTGTAGAACCATATCATCTTCAAAGGGATGTCTGCTTTTAAAGTATTCAGGTATGACATCTTTAGTAGAACCACATGGTATTAAATGAAAAAAGTTTTCATGGTATGACATGAGCATATCTTTACGCTCATCTTTTGCTATGTCTTGTCCAACTGTGTTAGCTTTAATTTCTATTGGCATTCGTCTACTGATCCATAGATGTTTTCCCAACCTAAAGCATAGCCTGTCATCTTAATAAGTTTCTTAGCCTGAGTTACAGAGGGTTGCCTAGTTCCATATCTCCATGATCTTACAGTATCAATGGAGACACCTAGCTCTTTAGCTAGTTTGTCTTCTCCTCTTTTTACAATGTAGTCTTTAAGTTCCATAGTTCTCCTTATATAGAATGGTATGAGCCAATATTATTTTCAATTAGGGGGTTGAGTTAGTAGTTAAATACTTATAAAACTACATTAACTCATACCAGATATTATATTAACATTAGTCTTTACAATTAGTAAAGAATTTTATTACAAAAGTATTGACAATGATTTTTATAAGAGTAATATCAATCTTGTATTAAAAAAAGGAGCACTTATTATGAAAGATTATTCTACGCTATCCCTACCGCAACTTTTGGTAGAGAAGAAAAAGAATTTAAAAAATCAAGCAGAGTTAAAAGAACAAAGTAGTTTACTTGACTTCGCTATAACCAAACATCCTGATGTGCATAGACAAGTTAATATACTTTCTAACACAGGCGGATCTACCAGAGTACATCTTAATGGTGTCATACCAAAAGACTTACGAGTTCAATATAAAGTTACGAGAACTTGGGATCAAGATTTCTTAGCTAAGTTGAAACAAGATATACCTTCTGATTTATTTCCATTCAAGACTAAGTATGTAGAGGATACATCTTTATCTAAAATGATTATGGAACATCATGCAGATGTATATGATCTATGCCAGGAAGGATTACAAACCAAGATTAATGAACGACCATACATCCAGTTCGTTGATCCATTAAAAGGAGCTGAGTAATGATTACACACAATGATGTAGTACAAGAGATACGTGATCGTATCAAAAGAGATGTTGCACCTGGCTTACATGCAGCTTGGGTTAATAAAATATTAATGATCGTTGACGATGTAGAAACCATTGCTGATGAAATGATAACAAGAGGAGTACAAGACTATGAGCCTGTTGAATAGTGTAACTACAGGGATACAGATCCCTTCAATAAAAATTAACCTATCAGGTACTGATGGCATTGGTAAGACTACCTTTGCTAGTCAAGCACCTAATCCTATCTTTATTAAAACAGAGTCTGGTACTAACTATGTAGATACATCATCCTTTCCTTTATGTGAAAGCTATGATGACATACTGCAACAGATCAAAACTTTGTATGAAGAAGACCATGACTACAAGACAGTGGTCTTTGATACAACTGACTGGGCTGAGAAGTTAGTACAGCAAAAGGTATGTCAAATACATGGACAGAAATCTATTGAGTCTATGGGATATGGTAAAGGTTTTACAGAATCTGCTGAGTTATTTGGCAGACTATTAAGAATGTTTGATGCCCTACAAAAGAAGAAGATGCATATCATCTTGCTATCTCATGTAGGCATAAGGACTTTTAATGATCCAGAGCGTGAGCCCTATGATCGTTGGGAGATGGCTACACATAAGAAAGTATCAGCAATGATACGTGAGTGGGTAGACTTCAACCTGTTTGCAAACTACGAGATATCAACTCGTACTAGTGGACAGGGTTTCAAGGAAACAACGAGGGCTGTGTCTTATGGCAAGCGTAAGTTGTTTCATAAATACACCGCAGCATTTGATGCCAAGAGTCGAGTTGATTTAGGGAATGTTCCCTTGGATCTTGACTGGACAGCTTTCATGACTGCATTTAAAGAATCTTTAAAATCTAAAAAAGGAGAATAATATGTCTGATGATTTTAATTTAAACTTGACTAATGTCGAGGAAACAGGATCGTTTGATCTGATGCCAGTTGGTAACTACGAGTTCGTAGCTACTGGGTGGGAGAATAAAACCAGTGCTAAAGGTAGTGCCTACTTACAGATTACTTATGATGTAACAGGCCCAACTCATGCTGGTCGTAAGATATGGGAAACCTTTATGCTTGAAGGAGCTGGGTTGAATGTATCTGTGGGTAGGTTAAGAGATTGGAGAAAGGCTATGGGAATGGATCCCGATGTGTCTGCCTTTGGTTTAGAGCAGTTGGAAAGTATGTTGAATATTCCCTTTGAAGCTTCGGTCAAAGTAGAACCAGGTGGAGATAAGGGAGATGGAACGAAATGGGATGACAAGAATAGGATCAATAGGTTTGTAGCTAAAACCTCTGGTACTGTGTCAGCTCCTTCGCAAAGTCCTACTGAGAAAGCAGAGTCAAGTGGCGATGGTTTTGATTGGGACAAATAATTTATCTATAAGGAGAGAGAATTTTTGTAGATAAATAACTCGAGGAGTAGTCTTAATACCAAGGCTACTCCTCGCACCTAGGGTTATTGTATACCCTAATGTATTTTTGGAGAAATATATGGCTATAGATAAAAGAGAGGCTAACGCCTTAGTAGAATCAATGACATCACTATTAGATTCTTTAGATCAAAACTTTGACAGTCTACCTTCTGAGTTAGATACTAAAGTTAAAGAAGCTAAACTAACACTATTAAACGTGGATACTAAAGATGATAGACAAAGAAAAATTTATAGAATATTTAGATAAACAAACATGCGACAGAGTTATGTATGATGTGCAAAATTGTTTAGATGAATGGTCACTTAAAGAACTAGATTCAAGATCAGCAATTATTACATTAACTAGATTTGCTGTTGACCTGGCATTCAAGTTCTCAGACACAGAAACAGAAGCGCTACAACTAATACTTAGCATGGCCCATGACCACATGGATATACCAGGCTTTGAAAGTGAAACAGTTGAAGAGCCTGACAAGACAATACATTGAAGCTTAGATACTATCAAAGGGATGCAATAGATTCCCTACACCATTGGTTTGCTACACGCCCAGCAGAGGATCATGCTTTAATTGTATTACCTACAGCAGCAGGTAAGACTATTATCTTTTCGCATTTCATTAAAGAAATACTAGCTAAAGATCCTTCAGCTAGATTTCTGGTCTTAGCACATAGAAAAGAATTAGTAGAACAAGCAGAGACTAAACTAAAAACAGTATGGCCTGATGCTCCAGTGGGAGTCTTGGCCGCAGGTATGAAACGCTTTGAGATAGATTCACAAATCCTTGTTGCTAGTCGTGATACTTTAGCATCGCCTAAAAGATTAGATGCTGTTGGTAGCTTTGATTACATGATCATAGATGAAGCACATAACGTACCGCCAAGTTCTCATACCAGGTATAAGAAGATCATAACAACTCTATCAAACAGAAGGCCTATGAAAGTTATGGGTTGTACTGCCACACCATATCGTATGGGACAGGGTTATATATATGGCAATCGTAAAGATCATTTCTTTAAAGACTTAGCCTACTCAGTATCTATACCAGAGCTAATACGAGAAGGATTCCTATGTAGACTATCTGCCTATGCGGTAAATGATGATGCCATTATTGATGCAGGATCAGTTGGCTTGAAGTTTAAGAATGGAGACTTCAAAGAAAGAGAGCTAGAGAAGATAGCTATAGTTGACGACACCATGCTCAAAGTTATTAATGACTGGATTGATAATGCCTACACCAAAGGAAGAACAGCAACAGTATTCTTTTGTGTATCAGTATTACATGCAGAGAAGATGACTCAATGCCTCAAGACTTATGGGATCATGGCTGAATGTGTAACAGGTGAGACACCAAAAGAAAAAAGAGAAGATGTATTAGAAAAGTTTAACAATGGATCTATCCATGCTATATGTAATGTGGGCGTACTAACTGAGGGTTGGGATGCACCAAGAGCTGATTGCATAGGATTACTTAGACCAACACAAAGCGTTGGCTTGTTCGTGCAGATGTGTGGCAGAGGCATGAGACTACATGAGAACAAAGAGAACTGTTTACTACTAGACTATGGAGAGAACGTAGCCAGGCATGGTTGTCTTGATGAGGTACAGCCTGATCAGTCAGCTCCAGCAAAATATCATCCTAAGATATGTGCTGCCTGTAATGCTATTAACCTACCCGCTGCTAAGAAATGTATTGAGTGCGATCAGGTATTCGAGGGATCTAAAAAGTTTGTAGAGCTAGAGACTAAGAAAGAAAAAGAAGTTGCTAAGAGAACTAAAGCAGAGAGGCAAGCTGTCTTATCTGATGAAAGAAAGAAAGCCAAGCCCAGATACACACCAGTCACTGACATCTATGCAACAGTCACCAAGTCTCAGAATGGCAGTGAGTATTGTCAAGTTATCTTTACAGTTAAGAATGAGTTTTTTCCTAAGAAAATGCCACTTATGTTTGGACATCCTACTGCACACAACATGGCAGTGCGTAGATGGAAGAAGATAGCAGAGAAGTGGGGTGCTCCACAACAGCCATGGATGGCTGCTGAATTAATAAACAGTGGTGCGTTTGAAAACATAGCAGAGATTGTCTTACAGAAGCAAGGCAAGTATGAGAATGTTATAGGTATCAAAACAAAAAACAATGAGGAGATATTGTTATGATTAAAGAAATAGAGCAGATTAAGATGAACAAGTATATGAAATATTTAATCGAATCACGAGGTTTTAATATTACATCTCTGGGTAATGCTTTAAATGTACCACCAAAAATGATTAGAGACTGGATAGAAAAAGATGTAACTATGCAAAACTCTACGTTTAATAAAATATACATAGGAATCCAAGAATTAAAAAGACAAATTAAACAAGCTGAGGACTATGAACCAAATGACAATTAACAACCTACTAGATGAAGTAGAAACAAATACTGAAAGACACCAAAGGTTTTATTTGGGTATCAGTGGTATCGGTAATCCGAATCAAAGGCTCCTTTGGATGCGATACCGCTGGCTCATGCCCGATGATTGGCAGCCAAGAGTTCTTAGGTTGTTAGACTTAGGCAACGTAGTAGAAGAACATCTAATTGAGAAGCTACGTAAGATACCTGGAGCTACTATCTATGACGTACAAGACAATGGCAAACAGTTTAGAACTCAAGCTCTTGGCGGTCATGTTAAGGGACACATGGACGGTATGGCTGAGAACTTACCAGGTTTAAAAGAGAACACCAAATATTTATTAGAGTTTAAGACAGCTAACGATAGTCGCTTTAAGAATTTAGAGAAGCTAGGTAGCTACTGTGGTTGGTCAGAGGAGTACGATGCACAGATCCATTTATACATGGGGCTGTTCAAGCTAGATCATTGCATAGCTATTGTTTATAACAAGAACAACTCAGCTCTATACACAGAGATTGTTGACTTTGATTACCTAAAGTTTGAAATGTTAATGGAGAAGGCTGAGAATATATTGCTAACCAATACACCACCAGACAATTACATACCTGAAACTGACTACAGAATCCGTAGCTTCATGTCTGTCAAAGAGAGGGCCGCATATCTTGGCAGGTCTTTGCCTGAGAAAGTTCACTGTAGATCATGTCGCTTTGCTAGTGCTGATGTAAAGAAAGGGGACGCATATTGGCATTGCTCACAGCATGATAAGAAGATAGACGAGGAGAGACAGACCAAGGGATGTCCAAGACATAACTATATACCAGAGTTAATACCAGCAACCATGGTTGAAGAGGACGCTAACTTTGTTATCTATGAGAAGGATGGCTTTAGATTTATTAATGTAGCTCAACAAAAAGAACTTAAAGAAGATAACCTTTATTCTAGTAAGGAGTTGATAGAGATAATCAACAGCGGCTTTCCAAAAGAATTACTAGAGCAGTGTGCTGCTGTTAAGAAGATGATGAATGGAACTATCCAAAGCATCAAGCCTTGGGTTGAAACAGGCACGCCCTTTTAATCTTTAGCTTTCTTTATTATTAGGATTTCTACGCCAGGATACAAAGCTTCAACAAGTTTCTTTTTTAATCTAAACATAGGTGTCTCTATGCCCTTGGTATCTTCTATGACTTCATCACCGTTGATGTTCTTATATTTAAAGTCAGCCTTGTAAAGACATACCTTCTTCTCATTGACTACGCATGGGAATGGCGGGTGCACTTCTATATCAGAGATTAAACCTAAACCTTCTAGTTCTTTAAGATGATTGTATCTAGCGGCCTCAAGCTTACTATCAAAAGTATAACCATCAAGCCTTACTTTCTTTGCTCCGTATTTGTTATACAAGTTATATTCCTAGTATTTTCTTTTCTTCTTCTTCTCTTAATAGTTTAGATGCTCTGCTAACAGAAGAACCAAGCGGAGTAAGATTAGGTGTTTCAAACTGTCCTTGTAAAGATTGACCAGTTAAATTTATTGAGGCAGAAGATAAGTCTCCAATAGGTACGTCTTGAGGTGCTTTAATATCTGTTCCTTGTAAAGCAAAGTTAAGTACATCTTGATTAACTTCACTAGGTTTAAATATACCTAGCATAACCAAGTCTCTGTTTGCTACTTTAGCAATCTTTAACTGTTCGCTAATAGCATAATCAGGAACTCCTAATGTTCTTGCATCTTCTATGGCTGTGTATAGAGTTCTTAAAGAATTGTATCTGTCTTCGTTTGTATTGATGTAACCTTTAACAAAACTTTCTGCATCTCTTCTGTTATTTGATCTAAGCAATCTATTAAATTCATTAGTTGTTTCTCTTATAGCTC